GTATAAACCCATCCAGAACAGGACATTTATAAAGTTCAGGGTCAAGTCTTACCATGCCTTCCTTAAGGTGCAATTATATCTTTTTTATAAAAAAAACTGTCCCATTTTTCTTAAATTAGGTGTAATATTTTCCTATATAAAATTTAATAAACATATGGGATGTTACTAGTAACATAAAAGTTTATATTAATAGATTTACGAAAATTTATTAATAATTATAAATTTTTTACTTTTTTTTATATCTTCTTAATCCATTCATTTTTGCAACATATACATTCATTATTTGTAATACATCATTTACTAATTCTTCTTCTGGTTTTTTTATATCTCCTTTAATTTCATTTATTATTTCTATTGTTCCATTTGAATATTTCTTTATTAAATCTTCTATTAATTCATAACCAAATCTTACTAATCTATCTTTATGAGCAATTACTAATTTATTTATTTTACCTTCTATTGCTAATTCTATTATTTTTCTTATTCCTCTTTTATTTAGATTCAATCCTGAACCTATATCTTCTATCATTTCATAATTTTTATATTTGTTTTTCATTAACTCTTTTTGTCTTTCTAAATCATCTTTTTGTCCATGAGTCGATACTCTTACATAACATATATTTAATTTATCATTATTATTTGTATTGTTATTTATTGTTTCTTCTTCATCTTTTGGTATATTTTTATCTAAAAATTTTTTTACATTATATAATCTTTTCCCTCCCGGTGTTCTTATTGTTTCTATTGAACCTTTTTTATCCCATAAATATAATGTTCTTGGATGAACACCTAATAATTCTGATGCTTTTTTCCCTCCTAAATAGTCATTCATTTTATTTCCTATTATATAAATATTATATATTCTTTTTATATTATTTATTTTTATATAAAATATTATTTATAATTATTAACATTTATTAACATTTATTAACATTTATTTATAATTTATTTTATTTAAATTGATATAAAGATATGTTAATAAATATAAATATTAAAATGAATACTGAAAAACCTACTAAAAAAACTATTATTAATTATAAGTCTAGATATAAAAATTTATTTAAAAAATTAAATGAAGACTATATTCTTATGTTTGAAAAAATCATTTATTCTTTTAATTTAGATAATGATTATTCTAAATTTATATTTCTCGAATATTTTTTTATTAAAAATAAATTAAATAATAATTTTAGATTTAACCTTGATATTTATTCAGATATGATAAATATTAATATGGAAGATATTATTAATGTTATACCATCTGATTTTTATAAAATAATAATTACTAATTTAAATCCTATTGTTCCTTTTTGGAATAGTAAAATAAAAAATATTTCTGATACATTATTTTTACCTTCTTTTGAGAATATTGAAAAATTATCTACTCCTAAAACTTTTAATTGTAATAAAAACTTTATTACTGAACATTATAAAAGTAAAACTTTACAAAAAAATATTGAATATAATAAAACAAGAAACTTTATTAATAAAAATAGTAATAACAATATAAGAGCAAGAAAAATTAAAATGTTTTTAAATAAAGACCAAAGGTGTTGTATGAATAAAATATTTGGTATATATAGATATTTTTACAATAGAGCTATTCAATTTATAAATAATTATTGTAAAGATTTAAATTCAGCTTCAATTCTTATAGATAATTCTGATATTTTTTCTAGAGTATCATTTAAATTTAATGATAATAATATTTTTAGTATGAATAATATGAGAAAATATTTAAAAAAAAAAATAATAAGATATGTGCAATAGATCCTGGAAATAGAACATTTTTATCAATATATTCAGATAATGAAGTAAATATGATAGGGACAGGAATCTTAAATAAAATAGGAAAAATATGTAAAGAGATTGATATATTAAATAGCAAAATAAATAAGAAAAAACAAGAAAATAAAAGTGCATATAATAAAAATAAAAGAAGAAATTATAAAAAAGCAATGTTTAGAAAGATAGAATATCTAAAAAATATAAAAAAAGATCTACATAATAAATCAATAAAATATTTATGTGATAATTATTCAAAAATAATAACTTCTCCATTCGAAATTCAAGAAATGAGTAAGAAGTTTAACAGTAAAATATCACGAAATATGTATTGTTTATCATATTATTCCTTCTTAACAAAATTAAAAAAAAGATGTGAAAGATATGATATAGAATTAGAATTAGAAATAAAAAATGAAAGCTATACATCAAAGACTTGTACAAAATGTGGAAATATAAAAACTAATTTAGGAAGTAATAAAACATATAATTGTAATATATGTAAAATAAGTATAGATAGAGATATAAATGGTGCAAGAAATATAATGTTAAAAAATAATATTTGGTAAAACAAATCTAAATGGGCGATAACCCCTTCTATATAAAATATTAATTTATATAGTTGTAACAATCAAATAAATTTTGGTTGAAAAAATGAATGTTTAAGATTTTATAAAATATATAATATTTATATTATAAACTTTTATAACGTTTTAATTATCGGAGAATTATGGTGTTATATTATTTCTTACTTTCCATTATTATTTTGTGGTTTAACATATTTAATATAAATCTTTTATTAAAAATTTCATATTTTTATAATAATCAAAAACATATCTATGATATGGATGTGTATTTGTATCATCTTGAAATAATATACCTGCTATAGTATTTGGTATATTTGATAATATCCAATTTTCTGCTCTATACCTTGTATTTATAGAATTTTTTGTTAAATCAGATGGTAAATAACATAATTTATTAATATATGTTTTTTTACTCCACCAAAAATTTCCAGAATAATGATAATTATGATTTTTATTAATTGCACTTTCATCATTACTAACACAATGTTGATTTACTACATTGCATCCTAATGTATCATATTTGTTTAAATTTTTAATACACTCAATATGTTTGTTTATTAAAAAATATTCCATCATATTTCTCCAAGATTTTACTACTTTTTCATTTCCTGCTTTACGGACACCTTTTGTGTGTATATACAAAATATATATTTCATCTTCTTTATTATTTTCACAAAAATTTTTTATGCTATTTATTGTGTTTATTTCATACATATTTGTTTTTTTATCAATATATTCTATTTCAAACTTTTTGTCATTAAATATTTGATTATTTAAATTATTTATTTTGCCTAATATTCCTAAGTGTATTTTTGTTGTTATGTCATATAATCCAGTTTTTTTAATTAAATTTATTTGTTCAATAAATATATCTTCCCATAAATCTCCAACACAACATATATGTATAAAAATATGAATTTGAATATATTGGTTATAATTAATATTAATTAATTTATTGTATTTATCTTCTTCAATATATGTATAATTATCATATTTAATATATTTTTGTTGATATTCATTATTTAAATGGTTCCAATAAATTATCATTTTATTTTCATTCAATTCAAAATTTGCACTTTCATTAAAATTAATTATATTTAATGTTTTTTTATCTAAATTAATAATAGCTTGTTTATAATATTTATTATTCATTAAATATATTTTTTTAATAATATTTATCATATTAATATCAATAAAATATAAATAACTATCATTTGTTATAAATATTTCGTATATATCATTATTCCAATATATTTTAATTTTATCAATATTTGTAAATTCAAATTTATAATAATTATTATTTAATAAAAATGTATTATCAACAAAATTTAATTTTATTTCATTATTATATATATTATTAATAATATATATATTATTCATTATTAGTTCTATTATATAATTTTATTTAGGAATAAAAACAATATTTTCATATATATTTTCTACAAAAATTTTTTCCATAATATTAAAATTAAAAATTATATTAGATTCAAACATTTTATATTTTTTATAATTAATTAAATAATAAAATATTATAATATATATTATATCAATTATATTATTACAATAATCTAATGATTCAATAAATAATTTATTAAAAGTATTTTCAATTAATATTTTTTTATCATTTTCTATAAAAAATAAATTAAAATCTTTATTCATTATTATATTTTGAAAATTAATTATTACATCTTCTATATAATTAATATTTTTATTTATATAAATAATTTTTGAAAGTGTTAAATTATTTATTTTTTTTTCAATATAATTATTTATATTTTCATCTATATATTGATCAAATAAATTATCAATAAATATATTAATATTATTTAATATTATTTTATTATATATATAATACATAATTTCATAATTTGAAATGTTATATGATTTTATTAATATTATATTTATAAAATATTCTTTTAATGTATTTATATATGTTATAATATTTTGATTAATACTATTGCAAAAATTAATATTTATTATTATACATGATGTTTTAGGTATTGTATCTATAATATTTTCTAAATAATTATTATCATCCAAATTTATTATATATAAACTATTTTCATAAAATTTATTTATTAAAATATATATAATTTCAATGTTTTTATTCGACAAAAATATATCATTAATAATGTTATATTTATTCCAATGAATAATTGCAAATTCATAATTACCTATATCAATATTATTATTATCTATATAATTATTTAAATAATTGTAATCTAAATTTGTTTTTTTTAAAAAACTATCAATTGAAAAAATTCTATTTTCTTTTGTATAATTAATAATAAAATATTTATACAATTCAAAATTACTTAAACATGATAAATCTTTATTATATATTCTATATATATTGTAATTTAAATTATCATTTATAAAAAAATTATTTAATAATTTATCTTCAATCAAGATAATATTTATATTTAAACAGTTTTGTAAACTTATGAATTCATTAAAGTTATTTTCCTTCATTTCTGATAAATTAATTTCACATAGATCATTATTTATTATCTTCAAATAATATGTTTTTAAATTATTGTTATTATTTAAAATAAATATTTTATTATTTTGTATATATCGAATTTTATACAAGTCATTATATAAATAATTTTCAATTATATTTATTTTATATAAAGAATTTTCATTATCATTTATAATACTTATTTCTTTATTATTTAAATAATAAAGATTTATATCATAATATATCGAATTATATAATATATATTTTTCACACACAAAATTATCCCAATAAATAGTTAATATATTATTATCTACATTATATATTCCTTTTTTAGTATTATCGTATGTTTTTAAACTATCATTAAATATATTTATCAATATTTTAGTTTCAATATTATTTTTATATATTATATATTCTTGATATTCTGTTTTATATGCAATTATTATATTTTCCTCATTTATTGATTTTATATCAATGTATAATGATTTTATATCTTTATAATAATATTCATCATCAATAATTAATATATCATCTGTTATCGTATAATCATATATATAATTATAATCTGTATAAACTTTATTGTTATAACTATTTAATATATATATATTTTCATTCTTATATTGTTTAAAATTATCAGTAATAAATAACAATTTATTAAAATCATTTAATATTAAAACATATTGAATATATTTACTAGAATAATATTTACCATCAAATAAATAAAATATTTCTGATTCCCATTTTTCCCATTTTAACATTAATATATTTTTATTAAAAATAATATGTGCTAATTCATTAACATTATTTTTTTTATATAGAATATTTATATTATAATTAAGTATACAATATTCATTCCAATCTTTATGATAAAAATATATTTCTTCAATTTTAGTTTTTTCATTAAAATCTGAACATGTATTTACTTCTATAAATAGTTCTTGATCTACACATGTATTTACTTCTGTAAATAGTTCTTGATCTACACATGTATTTACTTCTGTAAATAGTTCTTGATCTACACATGTATTTACTTCTGTAAATGGTTCTTTATTTGCACATGTATTTACTTCTGTAAATGGTTCTTGATCTACACATGTATTTACTTCTGTAAATAGTTCTTGATCTACACATGTATTTACTTCTGTAAATAGTTCTTGATCTACACATGTATTTACTTCTGTAAATGGTTCTTGATCTACACATGTATTTACTTCTGTAAATAGTTCTTTATCTACACATGTATTTACTTCTGTAAATGGTTCTTTATTTGCACATGTATTTACTTCTGTAAATAGTTCTTTATTTGCACAAATATGTTCTGATAAATTTATTGTATTTTCTTTTTCAATCTTTTCTGGAAAAAAAGAAGAACTTACTGATTCAATTATGTTTATTTCTGTATTTTCAATCAATTTATCATTAATATAAATATCATTTACAAAATAAAATATTTCTGGTTCCCATTTTTCCCAATTTATTTTTAAAATATTATTATTAATTTCATAAGTTCCATATTCATTAATATTACTTTGTCTAAAAATAAAATATGTATAATTATTAATTACACATAATTCCTCCCATGAATTATTTTTAACATAAATTAATTTATCATAAATATTTGTTACATCATAAAATATATTATTTTTATTTTTATACACTTTATTATAATAATTATTTGTTTTTAGTAATATTATATCATCATTTATTATACAATAATAAATATTATTATTTAAGTCAGTTATTTCATTATTTATACATATTTTTTTATAATCTCCATTAATAAAATTATAAACTGATATATCATCATTATTATCGTTTATTTTTATAAAATACTCTGTTACATTATGATCCCATTCAATATTTAATATATTATCATTTATATTAAATTTACCAATTTTATTATTATTTTTAAATACTTTTAAATTAAAATGATTAATTAATATATATTCTTCATTATTATCTGAATATATAATTTTAATGTCTTCCATATTTTAAATATAAATAATAATTTTAAATATGAAAAAAAACATGATTTATTTATAAGATCGTTTTTCCTTACATCCATTATTAATATAATGATTAATAAGTTCAATATCATTTAAATATTCTAAATCTTTATTTAATTTTCTATACATTCTTGTACTAAAATCATCAGGTATTTTATATATTCTATTTTCATTTATTCCAATAATTAAATAATGCATCAATAATTCTTTTTCATTTAAATTTTCCAAATCATTATAATAACTTTTATATGTTAAATAATTAAAGTCTTTTGGAATATTATATTTTCTATTTTCTTTTTGTCCAATTAATAAATAATGTTCTTCAAGTTGTTCAATAGTTAAATCTGATATATCGTTATATATTGTTCTATATATAATTGGATTAAAGTCAATTGGTAATTTATAATTTTTTGATTTTTTTTTAGTTAAATTATATTTTTTTATACTCTCTTCTATATCTATTTCAATTTTTTTATCTATACAATATTGTCTATTTTCATAATATCCAAAATCAATATAATGATTTATTAATTCTTTATCAGATAAAGTATCTAAGTCTGGATTAAACTTTCTATAAAAAGTTGGATTAAAATTTTGTGGAATATTATTAATTTTTTGTTGATTTTTTTTATAAATTCTATTTTCAGAAATTCCATTATTTAAATAATGATCAATTAATTGTTTAACATTTAAATTTCCTAAATCTTTATTTAATTCTTGATATTCTAATGGTTTAAAATCATCAGGTAATGAAATATTTTTATTACTTTTTGAATTAAATAATTTGTAATTCTTGTCTAATTTATTATTAGATGATTCACTATATACTGATTTAATATTTGATGATTTACTGTCTAATGATTCACTGACTAATGATTCACTATCTGATGATTCACTGTCTGATGATTCACTGTCTAATAATTCACTGTCTAATGATTCACTATCTGATGATTCACTGTCTGATGATTCACTATCTGATGATTCACTGTCTGATGATTCACTGTATGATAATTCACTATTTGATGATTCACTTTCTGATAATTCACTATTATAACTTTTTTCAGTATAAATTCTATTTTCAAAAATACCATATTTTAAATAATGATTAATTAATTCATTTTCATTCATATTTGATAAGTCTTTATTTAATTTTTTGTAAATTAATGGATTAAAATCATCTGGTAATGAATTATTCTCTTTTTTTAAACTTTCTTTTGATTTATTTTTATTCTCTTTTTTTAAACTTTCTTTTAATTTATTTTTATTCTCTTTTTTTAAACTTTCTTTTGATTTATTTTTATTCTCTTTTTTTAAACTTTCTTTTGATTTATTTTTATTCTCTTTTTTTAAACTTTCTTTTGATTTATTTTTATTCTCTTTTTTTTTACTTTCTTTTTTATAAGATCTATTTTCAAAAATACCATGATTTAAATAATGTTCAATCAATTCTGTTTCATTCATATGTGATAAATCATTATTTAATTTTTTATATACCAATGATTCAAAATCATCTGGTAATGAATTATTATCTTTTATTTTTTTTGATTTTTTTTGGTCTTCATTTCGTTCCGGTTCTTTTTTGTATTTTCTCTTTTCTTTTATTCCACTTACAAAATAATGTGAAATTAATTGTTCATCTGTTAATTTATTTAAATCTTTATTTAATTCCTTATAAACATTAGGATCAAAATCAGATGGAATTATATAATGTCTTTTTTCAGAAATACCATGATTTATATAATGTTCTACTAATTGAGTATTATTCATAAAATTAAGATCAGGATATATTTTTTTATATGTTATTGGATCAAAATCTTCCGGTAATTTATTTTCAGATTTTAATTCATCAATATTATTTTCAATTTCGTTTTCTCTATTTTTTAAATTAACAAATTTTGTAAGTTCTTCAATATTTATATTTTTATTATTTAATTTTATAAATTTATTAAAATCAAAATTATCATCTAATTTATATATTCTATTACTATAATACCCATAATTAATATAATGTTCTTTTAATTCTTCTTCTGTATAATCTAACAAATCAATATATATTTTTTGATAAAACATATAATTAAAATCACTTGGGAATTTATAAATTCTTTTTTCATTATAACCATTTGTCAAATAATGTTTTATTAGCTGTTTATCATTTAAATTCTGTAAATCTTTATTAAATTTTTTATATAATATTGGATCAAAATCATTTGGTAATTTATAAATATATCCATTTTTAATACCTGTAAAAAGATAATGATTTTTTACATCTTCATCACTTGCATTTTTAAAATTTATATTTTTATTTATACTTTTATACATTTTACAATCAAAATCATGTGGTATTTTATATATTCTATTTTCTTTGATACCTATATTAATGTAATGTAATTTTAATTCATTATCAGACATATCTTTTATGTCATCATATATTTTTTTATAAATTTCTGTACTAAAATCATTTTGTAATTTATATACTTTTTTTTCATGATAACCAATTAACAAATAATGATCTTTTAACTGTTGGTTTGTAAAATTTGATAATTCTGGATTTAATTTTTTATAAACTATTATGTCAAAATCATCTGGTAATTTATATATTCTTTTTTCATTTATTCCAAATAATAAATAATGATTTTTTAATTCTTCTTCATTTAATTCAAATAGATCTTTATATATTTTTTTATATATACTATGATCAAAATCATCGGGAATCTTATATATTCTTCCTTCATTAATTCCCTTAGAAAAAAAATGATCATGAAGTTGTTTATCTGACATATTTGCTAAATCTTTGTATATTTTTTTATACATTTTTGGATTAAAATCTTCATAATTATTCTTTATTAATTTTTCTTTATTTTCTACTTTTTGTTCATAAATATTAAAATTTTCATTATAATATTTATTAATATATTCAATGTTTAAATTTGATACGTTTTTATATTTTTTTGAATAATTAATTAAATTAAAATCTTCGTTTATTTTATAAATTCTATTTTCATTATTTCCATATATTAAATAATGTTCAATTAATTGTTCATTGTTTAATTTTTCTAAATCATAATAAAAATTTTTATATAATATTGGATTAAAATCATCTGGTATTTTATATGTTCTTTTTTCTTTTATTCCATGAGAAATATAATGTTCAATTAACTGATCATCCGTCAAATTAATTAAATCATTATTTAATTTTTTGTAAATTGAACAATCAAAATCATATGGTAATTTTAATAAATTATTATTTTTAAATTTATTATTCAAATAATGTTCAATGACATGTAATACATCAACATTTTTTAACCCTTGATTTTTTTTATAATTTTCTATATTTAAATTTGATATAAATGTATCAAAATCTTTTTTTTTATATAATTGTATAACATTATCTTTGTTATAATGATAATTTAAAATAGATCCAATAAAACTAAATTTATCTAACTGATTATTAAATAATATATGTGAATATATATTAAAATCAGTTGGTAAAGATATATTATTAATATTTTTTATTTTATGAATTATATTTAAATAAAAATTATTCAAATATGCTTCTTTATTATCGGTTTTATTATATTTACGCCCTTCATATATTCCATTATTACAATAATGTAACATTGCATCTATTATAGATAATACTGAAATATCTTTGTTTAAAAATTTATAATAATATACATCAAAATCAGATGGTACATCAAAAAAATATAATAATCCAATAGAATTAAGTTTTTCTCGATAATAAGAAGGTAATAATGTATTTATTTTATCATGATATCTTCTTCCTTCATATTGACCAAATGTTATGAAATGATCTAATAATTCTTTATCTGGTAATTTATCAAATTCATTATAATATTTTTTATAAAATTCATAATCAAAATTATTTATATTATGTCCATGTATATCAATTTTATATTCTTTTTGAATGTCATATATTTTTTTTAATTTTAATACTCCAAATATATTTTTTTGTAACAAATATTGATATAAAATTTCATTTTCCCAAAACAGATTTTTAGACATATTATATTCATTTGCAATTTTAATAAAACAATCATGATCTGGATCAATATTCGTCATTTCTAATTCCATATTTTCTACTAATGATGATAAACTAGTAATAAATTGTTTTTTAGTTTCAAAAAATGAAATAAATTTTGGTATAATTCTTATATTTAAAAGAAATAAATATGATTGATAATGATATTTAAATTGTGTTGAATCATTATATGCAAATAAATTAATTTTATTATTTAGTTCTGTATTAATATATATAAAATATTTTTCTATATCTTCTGTTAAAATAATGGAATCATTTATAAATAGTATATAATCATAATTATTATAATTTATATTTTTAAGAGCATATACCCATTTACCAAAATCAAAAAAATTATCATTTTCAATCATAAAATAATTATTAATTAACTGTGAAGAATCATCATCTACAAAAATATCATTCTTTAATTTTATTGCATAATTTTCATTTAATGTATCAACAATACATATATGAGTAAGATATTTATTAATTAATGATATATTACTCAATATTATATTATATTTTTGTATATTTGAGCAGTGATTAGCAAATATTCCTAAAATCCTATACTTATTCATTATTATATAATAATAAAAATTATTATTTCATTATAATAATAACGAATTTAATATATAATATTTTCTTTTAATTATAAATATTATTTATAAATAATTTGTATAAAAAAATAAAAAAAAATAAATTATAGACTATAATATGAATAATAAAAATTTATCAAAAAAGAATAAAAATATTAATGTAGATGATTTAGAAAAGCACAAAACTAAAGAGGATTTATTATTATTTTCTAAAAAATATAAAGAAAATACTGAAAAAAAAAAGAATAAAGAAAATAATAATCATCATTTTCTAAAGATTATAAAAGAAAATACTGAAGATAATCATAACTTTGATATAGATTCGTCCCTATACTCAAATGAAAATTTAAAAAAAGATTTAGTAAATGAATGGCAATGTATTGATTATTTAGATGAAAGAAATAAAAAAATGATAAATAACTATTTTAAAAATATAAAAGGACAATTTAAAATTGAAAATAATATTCTAATTGTTGATATTAATAATTGGGGTATTGAAAAATTTTATTTAAATAATAATAAATTAAATTCATTTTACAATATACATTATGAAAATATTATAAAATTACATAATATTGCAGTTTCTATACAAATTGGTAGTTTTGTAACTTTTAAGAAAATGGAAACATATTTAGAAAATTTTAAAAATATTAATATTAATATATATTTTTCATTAATAAATGATATAGTTAATGAAACTACAATTGAGTATTTAAAAAATAAATATCCTAATTGCATAATTTTAAGTGGTGAAAATAGAGGAATGGATATTGGTTTATTTCTAGTAACTCTTCATTATTTAAAATTAAAAAAATATAATTATGATTATTTATTTAAAATACATACTAAAACAAATGATAATTTTAGAAATGAAACTTTAAATAACTTAATAGGTTCTTCACATAAAATAATAAGTAATATAAAATTATTGAGTAAAAAAGAAAATGGTATGATAAGTGGAAATTCAATACATAAATATACTGATGAACCAGGTATTTTTAAATCAAATTTTTATCATTTAGAAAATCTTATATCGTATTTATATAATGAAAAAATAATTAATTCTAATTTACATTTTGCATCTGCAACATTTTTTATTATAAAATTAAAAATTTTTAATATATTTACTATTGATAAAATAGAATATTTATATAATAATTTAAATAATCAAGAAACATTAGATTATTACTGGTATAGTGTTTTTTATAATTTAAATATAAACAATAAACAAAATATTTATAAAGATTATATGAATAATCAAAACACAAAATATCCAAATAATATTAATTATCAAATTAAAACAAATAAAGGTGGTTTAAGAGATTGTATGATTGAACATGCATTCGAGAGATTGTTTGGTTATATTTGCAAAAAAAATGGATTAGATATTGTTAGATGAAGTTCTTGTTTATTTCCTTCATGGTGAATCTTCGTAAATGTTTTTATAAAGGCACTGCCTATGAATGTATTCTAATTTATTAGATTATCCAGAATATTCTTCATCTTCAGTACCATTGATTTCTTGCGCTGCATAATCTGCACTTTGTTCTAGTTGATAACAACTGAAACACATGTTTCTTTTAAACCTTGTATTCCTTGAAGAAAACAATGATGAGCATGTCTTACAATATTCATAATGGTCACGAGGAGTACCAAGACACACAAAGCATTTGAAATGCTCAATATTTCCTTTATACTCCTTTTTTATGCGCACAGTTTTGCCACAGCCACATTTAACTTTACTGTTGGCAAAATAGTGGCATGTTCTCTTTCGAGATACATTACTACACAAACATGTATAAAAAATAAAAATCACAATAGCACAAAAAAATGTAAGTAAATATTCAAGCATTTTTTATATTTCTCGTATCGGAAAAGGTGTTAAATATTATTCTATTACGTTTTTTATACTAAAACTTTTACACCATCATTTTTTTATATACTAATATTATGTATCCATTTTATCTAACACTAATTTTATTATTTACTTTTATATTATCAATATATATATTTGTACGTCTTTTTTTTCATAATTTAAAATTATTTTTTGGAAATATGAATCCTAAATTATATATTATATCAACTATTTTATGTATCATATTATTTTTACCATTTGTTTATTATATTAATGTTGTTAAATTAAGTAATAAAGATATATATTCTATATTTTTTAATTTATTGATAATGATAGTTAGTTTTATATTATGGATAATTTCAATATATTATAACAAATTTATATATCGTAATTTATCAATAATAATAATAATTATAGTAAATATAAATTTAATATATATATTATCCAAATCGAAACAAAATGTAGATAAAATATCAATAATTGGTTTAAGTTATTTGCTTTTTCATCATTTTTTCATAGATTTTGTTTTATGGAACTATGAGGCAAATAAATTTTCAATACATCTATAAAAATTGTATAACGCATTTCAAGTATATTATTATAAAATTTTAATTGAGATATTTCATCTTTAAGACATAAACTTATAATACTTTTGAAATATATTTTTTCATGTTTCATCATTTTATTTTTAATATTATTCATTACATTACTAATGTTATTTAATATTTCAGATATTGATATAATTGAATACAAAACAGGTTTATCTATTTTATCAATAATATTTGACTCATAATTTAGAGTTATATTACTATAATTATCTATTTCATCAATTTCTATCGGATTATTTATATATTTCAAAAATATATTATATTTTTCTTTATCAGGTATATATTTTTGAATAGTATCAAATATTATTTCATTAATTATATTTATTCTATATATTAAATCTATATTTTTCAATTCATTTTTATAAATTACATAATCACTATCTTTATGTTCATATATAAAATTAAAAACATTCTTTGTTGATATGATTGAATTAGACATAGATGTTATACAATAAAATAAAATATTACAACTAAAAATTGGTATACTTGTATACATATAAATGTTCATTAAATTTGCACCAATATTCATTATATACTTTTTCAAGAAAAAAATCTAGTAAATATATTTTATTAAGAAATATTCATTTCTAAGATTTTCCTTCATATACGTTCCGGAAAATACAGAAAAGAACCTTCATTTCATTTTCAGGTTCATCGCTATTTTTTCCGGAGTTTACGAAGGAAAATATACAGAAAAGAACCTTCATTTCATTTTCAGGTTCATCGCTATTTTCCAGAGTTTACGAAGGAAAATACAGAAAAGAACCTTCATTTTATTTAGGTTCATCGCTATTTTATGGAATGTATGTAAAGGAAAATACAGGAAGGTATGTGTAGGAAACCTGGGTTTCCTCACTTGTATGGTTTATTTTCACTGTATCCAGTATTAACATAATGTAATAATAATTTATTTCTGTCAAAATTTGCTAATTCACTATTCAATTTTCTATATTTTACTATATCAAAATCAGATGGTATATCAAAAAACATGAGTAGATTACATTGTTCTAGTTTATCTCTTATGTATATTGGATATATAAAATTATCTTTACAATAATTTCTTACCTCAAATTGTCCATAATTTAAAAAATGATTATATAGAAATTCATCAGAGTAATCTTTTAAATCATCGTGATTTTTATATATATTTATATCAAAATTATGAGGTATTCTATTAAATATTATACTAAAAAAATTTTTCTTTATATTCATTAATTTATTAATATTTATTATTGGAATTATATTATTTTCTAAAAAATATTTGTAAACTTTATCATTCATAAATATATTATTTTGATAATTATTATCAATATGTGCAATTTTTACAAAAGACATTTTATTTTCAAATATTGAAACAAAATTATTACTTATTTCATCTATATTTTTTTCATTATCTAAATAATATATTATTTTTTCTATATATGTTGAAATAAATGAAAATAAATATAATTGATAATTATAATCATTTTCTGTTGTATCTGTAAATGAATAAAAGTCTAAATTATGCTTATATACATAATCGAAATAATCTTTTAAATTATCACAATATATGTAATTATCACTTATAATAGTAATATAATTAAAATATTTTGCATTAATGTCTTTTAATACATATTTTATCTTATTATAATCAAAATCGTTATTTGTATTTGATATATTTTTAAATTTATTTTCTAATAAATATTTATATATATTTGCATCATATATAACTCTATCTTTCAAATTAATTGAATATTTTGTTTCAATATCAATAACTATTATTTTATCAAAATTATTTTTTAATTTTTCAAAATTATTTAAATTTATGTTGTATTTTAATTCAGAATCTGTATTATTTATAAAAATTCCTAAATTATTTGTCATAATATTTTATATTATATAAAAAAAATATTATATATTTACTCAAGCTTAAATTAAAAATCATCATTAGTAATCTCAAAATCGGTATTATCAACTGCAATATTAGCTTTTGAATACTCTCCAACTCTCATTTCAAAAAAATTACTTTTACTTCTCATTGATATTAATTCCATAAAATCAAAAGGATTTTCAGTATTCCATATTTTATTATAATTTAATTGAACCAATAATCTATCCGCAACAAACTCAATATATTGTTTCATTAATTCAGCATTCATACCAATTAATGCACATGGGATAGAATCTGTTATAAATTCTTTTTCAATATCAACTGCTTCTTTAAATATTTGATGTATTACATGTTGATCTAATTTATTTTTAATCATACTATATAAAGCAACAGCAAATTCACAATGCATTCCTTCATCTTTACTAATTAATTCATTACTAAATGTTAAACCCGGCATTAAACCCCGTTTTTTTAACCAATAAATAGCACAAAAACTACCTGAAAAAAAAACACCTTCTACTATAGCAAATGCTACTAATCTTGTTGCAAAACTAACTTCATTATTTTCAATCCATTTATATGCCCATGCTGCCTTTTTAGCAACAGATGGTATATTTTCAATTGAATTAAATATCTCTTCTTTTTCTTCATTATTTTTAATATATGTATCAATCAATAAACTATATGTTTCACTATGTATAGACTCATTAAATATTTGATATGAATAGAACGCCCTTGCTTCAGATATTTGAACTTCTTTCATAAATCTTACTGCTAAATTCTCCATTATAATTCCGTCACTGCCTGCAAAAAATCCAATTATTTTTTTAATAAAATATCTTTCATCAACTGTCATTTTATTCCAATCATTGATATCTTTTGATAAATCAATTTCATTTACTGTCCAAAATGAACTTTCTGCTTTTTTATATAACTCATATAAATTATGATGTTCAATAGGAAACAATACAAATCTTTTACTATTACTTTTTAATATATATTCATCAATGTCGTTTTCTTTATATGTACTTTTATTAATTGCAATCATGTGATTATATATAATAATTACATATTTTTTAAGTTAAAATTTTTAAATAAAATATTTTAATTATTTAAAATATGAATTTTGAAGAATTTGAAAAAAATATAATATTTGAATATTGGAAAACATTATTAAGAAAAGATATATTGAATATAAATAATAATATATTTTTAAAAAAACCTTACTTGGAAAATTATATAATACAATTTTCATCAATATTAGATGAAAATACTTTAATAAATAATATTTTACAATATATTAATGATAATATAAATGGAGAAGAAATACTATTTTTAATAAATAATAATATTGAATTAAGTCAGGAAGAAAAAAAAAAATTAGAATTATCTTTTTTAAATGACATAAGTGATAATGAAATAGCTATTGAAATTATATCATATCAAATTAAATATTTTAGATTTTATCAAATTATATCTGAATTATTATTTGATAATGAAAATGATATAAATCACGAATTATACAATTTTATATTGATATATATAAAAAATAATAAAAATGATATTAAAAAACATATTAAAATAAATTTTAAATTCAAAATTTTTTATTATTATATATGTAAGTTATCACAAGATTATAGTAATTTTTTTAAACTTTTAATCAATAAAAATTTTCTTAATAATTATGATAAAAAAGAAATAAATAATTTATTTTTAAAAAATTTATTTACTCATTGGTATAATATATACAAGAAAGATATATTAGATAATAAAGTTTGTGAAAAAACTAAAAATTTTGTTAATACTAGTATATTATCTAAAATATTATGTATGCCCAATATTTAATAATATTATAAAGTATTTCTGATGCGCAATTGTTCAATAAATACTGAAAATGATGAATATTGAGAACCTTTAAATATTTTTGCATTTTTACATACATATATATCAATTAAAGCATCTTCTATAGTTGTTTGTCTATGATTATTATTATTATTAATAAATTTAATATATTTAATTCTATTTCTATATAATTTATAGAATTTTTTTTGAGTATCTTTGCAATCTGTTGCTATATATAAATTATCATTTTTATAATGATTAATAAATTCTATAAATTGATTATCATCAGTAAACTTATTATTTTTTTTAGCTAACCCAATATGGTCAGTTCTTCTTATATGAACTGCAATAAAATTATGTTTATAAATTCTTAATATATTTATTACTTTTTTTCTTATAGAGTCTAAAATATCTAATTCTTTATATAAATTTAAAGTTGGATTATTTTTTATATTATAACGTGGATGATAACCACATGTTTTAGAATTAATCTTATAATTTAATTTATTATTATTTAATACAGTAATATTATTTATTTTTTTAAAATATTTTGCATAATTTCCTGGACATTGACTATCTGGTATCCATATAACAATTAATTTTAAATTCATTGATTCGCAATATTGATAATATGAAAACATTGCTCTAAGTCTATTACACAAACCTGCACGTACTTGTAATACAAATATATTGTTTATAACATTGTTTATAACATTGTTTTCAACATTGTTTTCAATATTATTTTCAACATTGTTTTCAATATTATTTTCAATATTATTTTCAATATCACAATTTTCCATTATAATAAATAATAATATTATAATTTAACGCAAAATTTTAATAATATTATAATATATTTCATCAATATTATTTACAAATATAACATTTTTTATATCTTTATACAAATTATAATTATTAATATCTATTTTATCAGGTAATTCACTTATAACTATTCTGTTGCAACTTAATATTTCATTTAAACGACATGTTTCTAAAATAGCATTTTTATAAAAGTGAATATTTAATATTATTTTACTATTAATAATTTCTTTATATAAATTTTCTCCATATAATCCATTAATAATTTTAATATTATATTTTGGCATTAATTTTTTTTGCAAATAATTTAATTTATTTTTTCTCACATTATTCATTGATCCAAAAAAAAGAATATTATTAGATGGAATTATATCAATATTAATATTTGAATATAATAAATTTAATTTAACTAAAGGAATTGGAAAGAATATAATTTTTTTTTGTAAATATGGATGAAATTTATTAATATTTGATTGAGAATAATCCAAAGTTAAAATACTGTGTAAAATACTTAATTCATATTTTTTATCAATCCATTTTGATATATCTTTTTGTTCTAATTGATATATTATGTAATTTTTGGGAAATATATTTACTTTTTGTGAAAAAAGAATAATATGCAATGAATTATCTTTATAATCAATATTATAAATTATTTGACAATTTATATTATTTTTATTGAGAATATATTTTAATGATAAAGCTATATAATGACCAAATTTTGTTGTAAATATTTTAATAATACTTTTATCAATATTAATATCATTTATTTGATATACAAGAATATTTTCATAATTTTCTAATGACATATAATTAAATTATATATTTTTCTGAATAAGAAACCTAACTTTCTTATTTACAATCATTTTCAACCATTTCTACAACAAGTTGATCAAAAGTTATTTCTGGTTTCCATCCTAATTCCGTTCTGGCTTTTGTTGAATCACCTAAAAGTTCTTCCACTTCAGCAGGTCTAAAATATTTTTCACTAACAAAAATTAATTCTCTTCCACTATTTTTATCATAACCAATTTCATTTAAACCTTCGCCTTTCCATAAAATATCAAACCCTTTTAATGCAAATGATTTTTCAACAAATTCCCTTACAGAATGATATTCATTTGTAGATAAAACATAATCATCTGGTTTATCTTGTTGAAGCATCAAATACATACCATAAACATAATCTTTTCCATGTCCCCAATCTCTTTTTGCATCAAGATTACCTAATACTAATTTATCTTCTGTTTTTTTTAAAATTTTGCCTAAACCAATGGTTATCTTTCGTGTAACAAAATTATGTGCACGACGAGCTGTTTCATGGTTAAAAAGTATTCCAGAACATGCATACATATTATATGCTTCTCTATAATTTTTTGTAATCCAATGAGCATATAATTTAGCAACACCATATGGACTACGAGGATAAAAAGGTGTTTTTTCAGTTTGTGGAATTTCAACAACCTTGCCATATAATTCAGATGTTGATGCTTGATAAAATCTTGTTTTTTTTTCTAATCCTGAACTTCTTATTGCATTTAATAATCTAAGTGTTCCAAGAGCATCAATATCACCAGTATATTCAGGAATTTCAAAAGATACTTTAACATGACTCATTGCTGCTAGATTATAAATTTCTAAACGTTCCATATCAATATATTTATTTTTAATATCATATAATATTTCTAAAAGACATGTTCCATCTGATAAATCACCATATCTCAAGATTAAATTCTTATCATCAAAAATATGTTCAATTCGATTTGTATTAATAGATGAAGAACGACGAATCATACCCCATACAATGTAACCTTTATTTAATAATAATTCTGCTAAATAAGAACCATCTTGTCCAGTAATACCTGTAATAAAAGCAATTTTCATAATATATATAATATGAAAATTCTTTATATATATTAAACTAATTTGTTTTAATATAAAAAATAAAATAAAAATAATAATTATAATTTAATGAATAATAATTTACCAATTGATTTTAATATAGATTTTTATAAAATTTTAAACAATGATTTAAACAATATGAGTGATTCAGAATTAATAGAACATTATTTAAAATATGGAATATTAGAAAAAAGAATATATAAAATTGAACATTTATATCCTGAATTTGATTGTAATAATTATAAAATTTTAAATAAAGATTTAGAAAATTTAAATGATGATGAATTAAAAAAACATTATTTAATATATGGAATACAAGAAAAACGTGAATATAAATGTAATTTATTGGAACAAAGAGAAGAAAATATAAAATTAAATACTTTACCAGATGATTTTGATCCAAAAATTTATAAATTTTTGAATAAAGATTTAGATAATTTAAAAGATAAACAATTAAAAAATCATTATTTAAAATATGGAATAAAAGAAAAGAGAAATTATAAATTAAAAAAGACTGAAACTTTAAATAAATTACCAAAAGATTTTGATCCAATAATTTATAAATCTTTATATAAAGATTTAAAAAATTTAAATGAAAATGAATTAAAAAATCATTATTTATTATATGGAATAGAAGAAAATAGAAAATATAAATTAAAAAAAGAATCAAATAATTTACCAATAGATTTTGATCCATTAATTTATAAATTATTAAACACCGATTTATATAAATTAAATGAATCTGAGTTAAAAAAACATTATATAAAAAATGGAATAAAAGAAAAAAGAAGTTATAAATATGATTTACCAATTGATTTTAATGCATTAAAATATAAAGAATTAAATAATGATTTAAATAATTTATCAATTGATGAATTAAAAAGACATTACCATATGAATGGTAGAAAAGAAAATAGAAAATATAAAAACGAGTTTAATGTAGAAAAATTTATAAATGACCATTATAATATATCATATAATTCAAAAAATATTAATGATATAACTGAACATATAAATTATATATTACAAAATATAAATTTATATTTTAATAGTAAAATAACTAGATATAATTTTTTTAATAATAATACAGAAAATAAAATAGATTTATTAGATTTTTTATCAGATACCATATTTAAAAATGAAATATTCTTTTTTGATTATAATATTGATAAATCTATATATAGTACGTTATACAATAGATTATATAATACAATGGATGTAGATAAAGAACTATTTTCTAATGAAAATACTATGAATTTATCTTTAGATAAAGAACTATTTTCTAATGAAAATACAATGAATTTATCTTTAGATAAAGAACTATTTTCTAATGAAAATACAATGAATTTATCTTTAGATAAAGAACTATTTTCTAATGAAAATACTATGAATTTATCTTTAGATAAAGAACTATTTTCTAATGAAAATACTATGAATTTATCTTTAGATAAAGAACTATTTTCTAATGAAAATAC